GGAAGCAAAAATAAGTCCTTCGGGTGTGAGAGCTATTGAATCCGGCGCATCGCAACCAACCTCTCTTGAGACGGTATTCAGTATCCACGTCAAGGATGAGTCGGTCAAACTGACCGAGTAGATTCCCCTTGTTTTCCCTATCAAAAGCGTGTTCTGGTCAATTCCAATGGTATTTATTACCGATGGATCGCCACTTTCTATCGTACTTTGAACTGCATCGTCAAGGTCAAGGAGTTTGTTGTACTGGGCTACTCCGTTGCTTGCAATCGGTGAATAATTTATCTGATCGTTGTAATTCAGAGAAGCATTGTAGTCATAATACTTAGCTACGATCAATCTCCCCGCACCAATGAGTCCGTAACCGAATGATGCTGTTGTTCTATTAGGTTTGGAATGACCTAAGAACGTCGCCAAATTTTTTCCGCGAGCGTTCCACTGTGCCGATCCGGCTTGGATGGTTCTGTTGAAATTTCCGGGGGCCGCTCCGGGAGCGGTATCTGTCCAACTCGTTGACACAAGTAAATCCCATGTTTCGATAAAGAAATACTCTTCGTAATCAAGATCGGCCGACGTGTTGCCGCTTCTACGTCCAAGAAACCAGTGAATCTTCTTGAATCTCTTATTTATTTGTGCGGCCCATATTTGCAGGAACTCGGTCTTTGCCGTAGTATTGCCACTTGAAATGTACTCGTAATTTGTGGCGTGCTTGATGAAATCCGTGAACTGTCCATCGTCTGTCTCAAAAACCATCCCGATGTAATGTGTGAATCCCGCTTCAAGCCCCAATCCAGCCGCAAGGGTTACCACGCCGGGCAATGCGAGCGTATATCCGCCAGTTGACTTTAACTCCGCCTCGGTTACATAAGTCTGATTATAGCTGAAAGCTCTCGTTGCACCACTGAAAAAGGTCTTGTTGATGTAGCCAGACCAAATGGGTTTATAGCCCACCGTTGAGCCTTGACCGCCAGAAGCCAAAATGTTGTTCCCCTGTTTTAAAACTATGGGGTCAGTCCAGTTTGCTACAAACGTAGGGTTGTCGTGGAAGTGGCGGTAGAGAATTATCGCATCCGTGTTAGCCCAATCTGTTGGTACGGCCTCATGTAAAGTGATTGTTCGACTTGAACCCGTATAATCCAAAACATAAGTATACTCCGAACGCGTTGTATTGTGGATTACCCAACCATTGTAATAATCATCCGTAGCCGAACTTCCGGCTGCCAAAACAAAACTTGACCCCGCTGGAACACTGTTTATGGTTGTTGACCTTGATTCCCCATACCAAAGCCAATTCGTAGATTCAATCGTGGCCGCGTTGTGTTTCCAAAACGGTTTTTGAAAGTAGTAATTCGTCCCTGAGATTGCACCGGCTAAAACCTGTATGTTCTGAGCGGAAGGACTTTCGGTGGCGGGGAATGTCCCGCGCGGGAACTTGAACGACCCCAAAGTCTTAGTAGTGGACATATCCACCGGAGCGGAGGTAATGTCGGTATCGTATCCCGTCCTTTGAACCATTTTCTCTAAAGTTTGACCCAACTGCAAATTTTCCGTGTCATCGCATGAACCAATAGGACGGCTATCCCTGCCGAATCTTGTTACAATTCCAAGCCATTTTGAAATAGTTAAAGATTGCATTTAGACCGCTTGCTTTAAGACTAAAATCATGTATTGTAGAACATTCATTTGTCTGAGGCTACCGCCGCCATTTTAGAAATTCCAGCATCGACCGTTTGTTCCTTCAGCATCGCAATCTGTAATCGTTCCTTATCGGCTTTTTCCTCCATTGCAATCTTAAATGCCATGTCAACCAATTCGTCATAGTAAGTCGAGGGAACAAGCATGACTTCCGAAGCCCCGTTACTTGCAAGGGTTACAGGTGCTTTGATGTATTCAAGCCTGATTGAACTTGTAGCCGTTCCACCCATCAGTCTGAACGTAAGAGCCTCCTGTTGCCAGAATTGGTTTGTTGAAGAAGGCGTGTAATAAGTATTTGTTCCCGCTCGTTCAATCGCATCGTATCCATCTGGAAGTCTTTTTACCAAAACTGCATCGGTAGCGTTGTAAACCGAGAGGATAAACGACACCCCACCCGTCCAAGTGGCTAAAGTCAACACACTTGAAGCAATCGTTTGTGCTTCTGAATTTCGGTAGCCCTTCAAGGCGTTGAAATTCTGCGCTTCCATTTGTTTTCTCATCCAGCGATTCTGTGCTTGGTTGAAAATAACATCCCTTAAAGCACCGGTCCAGACTTTTCCGTCTGTCGTGGCGGCGGCAACGGGGTCAGCCGCCATTTTACTGAACCTGACTACTAACGCGTCATAGAGTGGACTTGCAATGGTACACCTCCCGCCAAACGGCAAATAAAGTCCCAAGGATAATCATCGTTTTTCATTCTGTTAACTTGCTTTCCAGTTATTGAATCGTTTCCAATCTTCAACTTGGTTACAGACTTTATCCAGAATCAGATGGAAGTAACTGTCGTCTATATCAAACCCATCCTCTACTTCTAAGACTGAATCGGGAACTTTATCGTAGTAGAGTGTAACCGCGCCACCCGTCAAGCCACTCCCATAAAACACCTTCAGGGTTTCGCCGTGCTGAGTCCAAAAAGCGGAATTGGAATACATGCTCGACAGAAGTTGAACTCTTTCAAATCCAGTCGGGTTTATGGGGACAATCAACCCATTTGTAGCATCTACAATCTTTACAATCCCCCTCAGTTTGAGTGCGGAGAGATCAAAACTCGTTCCCGTTCCCAAAGAACTGGTAGCGATATAATCATTGTAAGATATTCTCGGTACAATGCTTGCTATCGCCCAGTTAGCCCAGTCAATGAACACGGGAGTTGTTAGTCTGTCTTCAATAACGGTGTTTGTTCTGCGCCTAACCCAGCCCTCAAGAACTTGGAAGTTAAGAGGGTCTGTAACTGTTCCACCGCCGGTAAAGGCTCCATTCCCCGCACTTCCACCCAAAAGGAAATAATTGGCCGCATAAACGTAAGCGTCTGCATCTGCTGCTGCGGTTGCCGTTTCGCTGGTGGTGAAAGTTGATGCACCCGTAACAGTTATCGTTCTCTGCCCATTGACTCCACGCACACCGTTAATCACTACTACTTGTCCCGTTGACCAGCCATGAGCAGAAGAAGTTGTTATCGTCGTTCCAGAAGCGGAGGAAATGGTTTTTTGAGTAAAACTAAGGCTTCTGACTCCATTCGCGGCGGTGTTCCCACCAACACCGACAAGTCTGACAAATCTTCCAGATAGTAACCCATGGGTTGCGGCGGTCTTAATTTCTATGGGAGTTGTATTGGACGCGTCAATTACATCTTCTGGTTCGGTCGGAACGGTATAGGTGATTACGAGTTTTGGGTCTCGCGTTGTCCCCGCGAAGGTAAGCGACGAGTTTAGTCTAAACCTTGTTGCCCCCTGTGAAGCCCAAATTCCCGAAAAAGAGGCCGCCAAATCCCACGCCAAGACCAACCCCAGTTTCGTTATCCCATTCTTTGAAATCGCAGCCCTACCGTCAGAGTTCAGCGTAATGTCGTTATATGCTCCCGCGACAAAACTGCCATACACAAGTGAACCAAAACCCGTTGACCCCATAGTAGAATAGTCCGCCGCTACAAGAGCATTATTGCTTGCCGGGCCTGCGGCAACAACATGAAGATCGGTTTCTCCGTTTTCAGATGCTTGTGCAATTCCCCATAAAGACAATACGGCGGAGGAAATTGTCGCCCCAACGGTTAAGGCTGATGTATCAAACGTCATAATGGAACGATGAAGTAATTGATATTGGTTAGATATGAGCGTTGATTGCAGGTCGGCTCGCAATTCATTGTAGTCAACCGTAACCCCCGCCCCAGTCCTGATGTTAGAAAAGGTTTCATCAACCGAATGTCTCTGCACGTTCCCACTTATCGTAGTAGAGCCGGCAGACGGGTCTGGATATACGGTCAAAGTCGCCATTACTTATAACTTTCCTTAATGGACTTGATTTCTTCTGCAATGGCTTGGTCTAAAGCCGGGTCGCGCTTACCACCGTTTTTGTAAGCCGTTACATCGGCGCAAATCATGTCAACCAAAAGACTGGTGAAGCTGTCCGGTAAGTCGGGATAGTCCGTTACCGCCGTTGCGTAGGTGGGCACTTTGAAATAATAAATCTGAATCGTGCCGTGAGCACCCAAAGACGCACCCTTGAAAATCCTGATTGACTCGCCTTCTTGGACAAAATACATCGTTGACCCGTTTTGGCTTATGAGTAAAGAAATGTTCTCATAATCAGCCGGAGGAACGGGGAGAATCAGTCCCAACGTAGCATCCACCAATTTGATAATCCGGTCAATCGCCAAAGAGGTCAAAGAATACGCTCCGCTTGCCAAAGTTAAAGTCGTTGGCCCTGCCATGTAAAGCGGAGCCACTATCTCCCATAGCTTCTTGGCTGTTGCCGCGACGTTCATATTGAGAAGGTCAATCAACATCCCCTCGGTCAAACGATTATCGTCAACCGTGCCAGTCTTTACGCGGACATTCGACAGAATAACCTTGACGGTTGTATTTTTGCCTAAAGCCATTATTCGCTCGAATAGATGCTATTGGACATTGACTTAGTCCTACGTTGTCTTAATCTTTCCTTGTCCAACTCCGCTTCGTAGAGATTCCTGTAATACTCTGCACCCTTAAAATCCTGTTTATGAGGAAGGATTTTATACATCACTCCATAGAATAATAGTGTATCCATTCTTGCCGGTGTTTCTGGATCAATCGCAGTTGTTGTCGAGGTACTTGGAATCTTCCAGAAATACCATGTATAAGTCCCGCTCGTCGAAGGAGTGGGGTAGAAAATAACATTCCCCGCCCACCGAGTAAAATAAATCGGGGACTGAGATGCGCTTGCAGTGGAAACTTTTGAAATCCTGTCATACTCGTCGTAGTCAATCTCTGTGATTGGCACGATCATAGTAGAAGGAAGGGCTAATTTCTTTGAACGGAAAAACCCCGTAGGTTCGGTATAACTCGCCGTCGAGGCTACAATCGTCAATGTCCCGGAGGATTCAATACAAAGGGTTTCCTCTGCTACGTCTCTTTGAACTTCATCGAGAAGAAGGAATATCAGAACGTCATTGATGTAGGTCTCGGTCAGCCCCGTTATAGTTTTTACCTTGTCACGGATTTTATCCGAGCGGTCGCCAGCAGCCATAAATGCTCCTTATGAAAAAGAATGTGGGGAGGGGTTCTCCCCACATCGTTACCGAGCAATAACGGCTTCGGGTTTCTTGAAATAATAGAAGAACCGCGCCTTGTTCGCCTCTGCGTCAACAATGGAAGTTGTCGCCGTCCCCGTCAAATAGTCAACGTAAAACTGGATTTCGTCGTAGCCCACAAGAGTTGTTAGCAAAATCTGCCCCAATCTCTGTGCACCAGAAGTATCCAGTGTGCCATCGCCATTTGTTCCCAGTGTGTCAATAACCGTCCATCCGCTTGTTACGGTGTAGCCAGTTGTTGCACCAGCCGGTTTACTCCGTAACCTGTAATAAATAGCTATCGCAGCGCTATCGTTATTGGAACCAAAAATAACAATATCTTCTGCTGATCCCAGCGAGAGAAAGGCCGTTGTATCGTTAGCCGAAGTTACCGTATAATCGGTTTTCAGGTAAAACTGGGTTGGCTCGTTATATCGCACTCCCTTTGGCCCTTGTTGCTGGGCAAAGGAGGTCGCCATTCCAATCACCAGTAAAAAAAAGAGTTTCTTCATATTGGTTTATCCTTGTGTGTCCTTTTGTGTGAGCCAAGAGCCGCCTTAGACCTAACAGCTCTTTGGCAAATATCACAGACGAAGGCGGCAACGTTTTTTCCCTCATCACTTATGGCGACTTGGGCAACCGCCCCTGTCTGTGGTTTAACTATTTCGAAGCGTCCAGCCTTTTCTGGTTTTGCTAATATAAGTTTCCCAAATTCGTCCGGCACTTCACAGATGGGACGGAAAAGGAAATACTTACCCTTATTGCCCCACTCCAAAATCTTGTGAGGGCCATCGAGATATTTGAGTAACATTCGCTTAGTCTCCTTGCTTTATATTGTTATGACCAGATTGCCGTTACGTTGGACGACGGATTCGGTGAATACGTCGAAAGCAGGAATGAGGACTGATTAGCGGCTGTTCCGCCGCCGTCCGGAGTCCAATCCGTCCTGATGTCGCCGTAAATATATCCACCACCGAAACCGATCAGATTCCCGTAGTCGTCTTCCTTCCTTCTGCGAATGAAGGACTCTTTTGCAAAAGCCCTTCCAATCGCATTAGAACCAAAGAGGATATTCATACGAATATCGGTAGCGGTCATTCCCGCGCCAACCGTTGCGGCGTTGACTGTCGAAATCGCGTTCGATGAAGCCGCGTTTGTCCACAGTTTTTCAGTGGAAATTCGCGGGTCTTCCATCACGTAGATTCCGGCGTATTTCTGTCCGTCAGCGCGCGTAAAGATTGGGTTCTTGGAGCTTCTTGGAAGAGCAAGCTGAACCGCATCACGCCACAGTGAATCCGCACGAAGCGTTTTCATTCCATAGGGATGGCAGACAAGTCCGTAACAAGCCTCACCCTCAAAAGAAACGGGGGAGATATTGTTGACTCTAAGTGCTACGGCTACTCGTTCCAAAACATCGGTATCCAGAACATCGTTAGCATCTACATCTATCAAGGCCGCCTTATTCTTCCCAAAAATACGATTGGGATGAGCAACGCCAGTCTTTGAACCACCACGCCATACGTTGGGTGAGAACTTGCCGTAGAACGCGATGAAAACTCCATCGTCAAGCCTTTTTGCAAGATGCTCTGAAAGAGACTCGTTGCCAGCTTTTTGAAGGTCGGTTGGGTTTCTCTGTTCAGCCATTTCACCCTGAATCAAGACTCCATGACGATAGAGGTCAACGGGAACATCCATGTAGTAAGCAGATAGCGTTGCTTCGTTATCTACTAACTGTTGGTTCCCAGTTTTACCCGCATCAAGATACGCGGCAACAGTTTCATCGCCAGAAACGAGTACCTTGTGCAGTTGAAGCGTGATATTGTCGCCCTTGCTTTTACGCAAGTCTGTTTTTTCCACGATTGGGGTATTGACTTGGGCTTCTTCAATGGAACTTTCTCCACCCTTGTCTTTGCCAATCATGTCTTTCCAGAAAAGTTTATTCTGGACTTGTTTATGCAACAGACTATCCCAGAGTTTCTTCGTAACCGAAGATGTACTCGATTGGGTGTAGCCAGTTGAAGTATTATACGTTAAAGCCATTGTGAATCTCCTTTATTCGGCAAAAGCCGCGTTTGTGTATCGGTTGACTGCCGCATCCGTGGCATCCTTCTTGAACCTGCCATAAGCCGATTTTG